CTGGGTGTCGTCCGTGACTCCGTGCTCAACGAGACGAACGACCACACCGCTGCCTGGTCGGAGGAGTGCCACCTGATCGCAAAGGTTGGCCACGAATCCCGTCGCTACACGATCACCTTCGCCGTCAACGGCCGTACCGGCTCGGCCAACGGCACGGGCGCGACCAACCTGTAGGTTCGGCTGATCGCATCCACTAACGCGCAATCTCGGAGGAAGGTGAACGCAGGTGGCTGGACCTCGCCTGGATGTTGAGCCACCTGTGTTCACCCCACAACCGTATGGCCTAATGAGTGTTGTTCAGCTTGTGTCGGATAGCACTCCACACTGGCAGAACGGCATCACCTGGGAATCGCGCTGCATGGATCCCATGGGTGCGTCGACATATGACGAGTGCATCGCTGTCACGGGCATTGAGGGGTCTCCGCCTGAGCCGAGTGCGAAGACTGAAAATGTCCAGTTGATCGACCGTGGTGCAACACCGTTCACGCCATATGTCAAGTTTGAGTGCTCGCCCGTAGGCGTCTCTGATGCGCAGAAGATTGCTACCGATGCGCTGGCCAGGAGCGAGACTTGGCAGGTTGAGCGAGCGTTCTGGACCGGTCTAGTGGACGGTAAAACCATCGCGTTCCCGCATCTTGCAGCGAACGCTGAAGTTGATGATGCACAAGGCATCATGCTTCAGTCAGCTGCCACAATCGTCACAGGTTCACCGGTTGACATCGCCACCGGCCTGGGTTTGCTTGAACAGCAACTCGCCAACTGCTATAACGGTGTTGGCATCATTCACGTGACCGTCGCTGCACTACCGACCCTTGACGCATGGGGTCTTGTGAAGGCAACGAACGGTATTCTTAAGACGCAAAACGGAAACCTCGTCGCTGTGGGAGCTGGGTACACCGGCTCTTCGCCTGCAGGCGTGACAGCACCCACGGGGCAGTCGTGGATGTACGCCACTGGCGCCATCATGATGCGACGTGGTGAAGTAAAGATCAACCCCCTCCGTGACTCGATTGACCGGGCAAACAACACGGTTGAGATGATTGCCGAGCGCACGTACGTACTTGGCTGGGATTGCTGCCACGCAGCGGTCCTGGTCGATATCGGCGTTTCCATTACCTAGGAGTAACGACATGGCTGGAATTTGCGCAGCTCCTATCAAGGGAACGCACCTGCGCCTCGTCAAGACTGACGACTGTGGCATCCCGGTTACGGGTGCATCGTCTCTCGTCATCGTCACCAAGGGTTTCGTCCAGGTTGAGATGGAACCCGACTACGAAGAGGGTGAAGAGTTCTTCGAGCGCAATGCTGATGGTGAAGCATGCGTGAACCAGAAGGACAAGCCCACGCTCAAGCGTCTTGGCCTTACGGTTGACTTCTGTGAGGTTGACCCAGTCGCAGCATCAATGGTGCTTTCGGCACGCCTGCTGGACACTGCGGCAGTTCCTGTCACAGGTACTGGTTTTGCGCTCGCTGAGGGTGAGCCTGAGAATCGTTTCTCCATGGAAGTTTGGCAGCGTGTTGCTGGCTCTGGTGCATGTGATGCATCTGGTGTCCAGAGGTACATCTACAACGCGTGGCCGAACGTCGGCAACGTGATGCTGAACACGTACACGATCGAGAACGCTCGATCCACTCTCTCGTTCACCGCAGAGACGCAGGCTGCCTCAACGCTATGGGGCAATGGTCCTGGCACAGGTGCAAGCTGGCTACCTGTCGGTGAAGTTGTGGAAGACTTTGAACACTGGTTGTGGAACATCACCACTGTGGCCCTGCCGACAGCTGCATGTGGGCCGCTCACTCTAACGTAGTATTCATGCGAGAGGTGTGTGATGTTGCGTAAGACTAGCACATCTTACGAAGCATGGAGCTATCAAACAGGCGCACTGTTCGCGGTGCGCCTGTTTGTCATAGCTAATCAGAGCAAGGAGTAGCCCATGTCCGGCTTCGACGATGCAACCGAGCGCGCGATCCTCAACCACGTGTTCACTGACCCGGCGTGGGTCCCGGCGGCGACGCTTTATCTAGGTTTGTCTTCCACCACGCCTACCGACGCCGGAGCAAACTTTACTGAGCCGGCGTCAGGTTCATACGCGCGGGTCTCGACCGCAGCGGCGGATTGGGGCGCGGCAACGGGAACCGCCCCGGCCACGAAGTCGAACACCGCGGTGAAGACATTCCCCACCGCCACGGGTGACTGGCTCTCGGGTGTCAATCTTACATTCTTTGGATTGTTCGAGGCATTGAGCGGTGGAACTCCTATTGTCTTTGGCGCGCTAACGGTGCCTAAGGTTGTGCTCTCTGGTGACACTGCACAATTTGCCGCAGGCGCACTCGTCATCCGACTTGGTGATCCTGGCGACACCTACAGCTAATCGAGGAAGTGAACGACTAGTGGGGAGGAGATGACGTGGTAACTGTCGTTGAAGAACTACACGGTAGCGGTTACACTGACATCATCCTCACCACTGACGGTGTCACCACGCAAATCGGACAATGGCTTGTCGCAGTTCAAGGCTGTGATTTTTATAACGCATCCGACTTGGTGTCACCTAGTCCGGGTACGTGGACATTGCTTGCGGGTGATGGCAATCTCTCATCTGGACATCCACACGTTAAGATTTGGACGCGGCAAGTTACCGTCGCAGGTGCTAATGCTGTCACGTTCGACCAAGCACTTGACTCGGGCAATCATGCGCATCTTCGTGTCCTATCCGGAGTGGATAGCTTTGATGTTGGCGCTGGTTCATTCGGCCCGTCATCAGTGTCGCATGTGTGTCCATCGCTTGTCACAACAGCAAACGGTGATTACCTACTTAACGCCAGCATTGGTCTCACTAGTGGCGGTGCGGCGTTTGACTACACGGCGCCGTCGAACATGGTGGAGACTGATGTTTCCACATTTTCCACCATGGGTTCTCATAATGAGATTCTTGGTGCTGCTGGAGCAACGGGCACACGCACGCATACTGCATCATCTGCTTGTGAATACGCATCAGCAAGTGTTGCCTTCAAAGCATCTACTGGCGCGACTGTTGATTTTGAAGGAACAAGTAACGCTGCTGCCAATGCCGGTGGTGCTGTTGCGATTGAGAGGGCATTCACTGGTACTGCGAACTCTGCTGCCAATGCTAGCGGTGACATTACGGTAAGTAGAGCACTCGCTGGTGCTGCGAACTCTGCTGGCCAGGCGTCTGGAACATTGACGCTTCAAGGAGAGGGAGGGACCGTGACTGCCCCGCTTACGACCGAATACGGTCCCTGCGAGCCGTGGCCTGTTCGATGGACCTGCGATGTGTCAACAGTGTCGCCAATTATTACTGGGCAAGCAGTCCAGTTTGCGACTGAAGTCATTTGGGCGCTATCAGGACGACAGTTCGGTCTGTGCACTGTTACGCTTCGACCATGTCGACGTGAATGCTTTGATGGTGCGTGGAGTGCATCATATAGTCAGTTCGCAGGGAGCGGTGGCTTCGTTTCACCTGCACTCATCGGTGGACGTTGGTTTAACATCATATGCGGTGGTTGCGGTGATGGGTGTTCATGCAGCCGTGTGTCTGAGGTTGTGCTGCCAGCACCTGTAAACAACATCGTTGAGGTTAAGATTGATGGAGCGCCTCTCGCAACGGGTGCATATCGACTTGACAACGCACGCCTACTTGTGCGCACTGATGGTGGAGAATGGCCCATCTGTAACAACCTCTCGTTGAATGACACTGAGGAGGGAACGTGGTCAATTACCGCAGAGTTTGGTACCCACGTACCCGAAGGTGGTGCATGGGCAGTTGGCGAACTAGCGTGCGAGCTCATTTCTGCGATTGGTGGAAATGATTGCCGGTTGCCTCGTAACATCACGCAGCTTGCTCGTCAAGGTGTGACGATCAGTTTCCCAAGTGTGGTAGAGCTGTTTAAGGAACGAGCCACTGGACTCTACCTCGTTGATCTCTTCATTGCGACATGGAATCCCAATCGTCTCACAAATCGCTCTGGTGTATATAGCGTTGACGGAGCGATCGCACGACGGGCGGGTACATAATGGCAACACCGCAAGAATTGTCATTTTACACCATTCCTAACATTCTGCTGACTGACATCGCTGCTGCACTGGCCACAACTCCTGGTGGCCCGGTTGAGCGTGCATGTGTTGTTCCAGCAGCGATCGCATGGGATCACTGTGATTGTGGTGCACTTTACATCGCGGTAAATAAGTGGTTTCTCTCTGAGACATTCCCAATTAATGCGCAGGGCGCTGACCCACGCACCACGCCGTGCGAGCTTCCATGGCTTGTTGGTGACATTGTCATTCAGGTGATGAGATGCGCGCCACAGCCTATTGGGCGTGAGATCGCACCAACATGCGCAGCACTGGACAACGCAGCGATGATCTTGGCAGTTGACGCATATGTCACTCTTCACACGGCACTATCAACACTGTGCGGATTGAAGGAAGACGACATCATCATCGATTTTAGTTTCGGTGAACAAACTGCATCAGGTCCAGAGGGTGCTTGTGCTGGTTCTGAGATTCACGCATTTGTTGCGATCCCGAGGTGACGCATGAGCGTCATCGTAAAAATCGATGTTAAGCAAATCAACATTCGTAAGATGTTTGCGGATCCTAAAGGTCCGGTGGCTCGTGGTGTGTTGCGTATGTCAAAGAAGGTTGAGCGCAAAGCCAAAAGGCTTGCTCCCGTCGACAAGGGTCAACTCCGCGCATCTATCACGTCACAAGTTGTTTTTCGCGGTGGTCTTCCCATCGGACGTGTTGGCACAAATGTGAAACACGCGATGTGGGTACACGAAGGTACAGGCATTTATGGTCCTCGTGGCATGCCTATTAGGCCTAAGAATGGTAAGGTCTTGGTTTTTAGACCAAAGGGTGCTGCGAAGAATGTGTATGTGAAGTCGGTAAAGGGCATGAAGGGAAGACCATTCCTCAGAGATGCTCTCAAGGTGCTTGCAGCGTAGACCAGAAGTAACTACAGAATGTGTAGTTGATATGTCGAGGGGATGATACAGATGCCTCTGAGTACTCTCTGAGCACCCTAGAGTCGGGCTGCCGGATAGTCTACCTGGTCGATTTCGATTGGCTTTGTTAAGACACTAATTCAATATGGCAGTTGGCGCGCAATACAGTAACAAGGAAAGGCTTTACACCCTCGGAGGATTGAATGAGTGCACAAGTGACTCCCGATGATGACATCATGGATTTCACACCGACGCGAAAGGTACCTCGTTTTCGTATTGGTGAAGACATTTTCACCGGTGTGCTGGAAATTCCCGCTGAACTTGCGCTTGAGTTCAGCCAGAAGGCATCGGTAATGAATGCCGAAAATCAGACGCCTGCCGAGCGCATTGCTCTCGTGCGTGATCTGATGGAAATTGTCCTCGTTCCTGAATCGGCGAAGCTCTTCAATCATCGACTCGGTGATCCCAACAACCCCATCGGCATGAGTTCATTTAGTGCGGTTATCCCGTGGCTTTTCAAGAAGTACACGGGAACCCCTACGACGCCGGACTCGGACTCCTCCTCTGGGCCCGGCAACCAGGAGTCTGGCACGAGCTCGACGGAGAGCACCTCGGGCGAGGAGTAGACCTACTTAAACTCCCACTGTCTCGGTTTCTCAACGTCCTGTACTATGCTTCAACACAGAGGCTTCGTTACGACGAGAAGAACCCAAGTGCACCACGTGAGCGACTTGATAAGAGGCTCAAAGTCGCAGAGTGGGAATTGCCGGGAGGTAGGTATGTGGCGCCAGTGCACACCGCCGGACGGCCGCCTGCTTGGTGGGATGATGATGAAGAGGCTTCACAGTCTTTTCTCGCGAGTGTAGGGGTGATGAACCTTGGCTGACGTGCTTGGTGAGGCTGTAGTCGAGATCATTCCCGATGTTAAGAACTTCGGGAAAGATCTCGACAAGCAGCTGCGTGGCGCCACAGACAACATCAGCAAGTCAGTCAAGGACATCGACAAAGAGTTTGCGACGATCAGCGGCAGTCTTGAGAGTTCGTTCAAGGAAGCCACTGCCGCAATCGATAAAGACTTTGCTGAGATGTCAGCACATATCGACAAGCACGGCTCGCTTGCCGCAGCGAGTCAAAAGAAGTCGGCTGAAGACACTGAGACAAGTTGGCGCATTGCAGGCAAGGGCATCGAAGGTATCTTCGGTGATGTGCTGTCGGCAGGTAATAAGTCTGCGAAAGATGTGGAGAAGGAATTCGCACGCGCAGCTAAGGCCACCGAGAAGGCACTGAAGGACTCGGCAAAGATGGCCGAGAAGGAATATAACGACATTGCAAAAGCCGCTAAAAAGGCGGCTGACGAGCAGGAAAGAGCTGCGAGAAAGACAGCTGAATCGTCACGCGATGCCGATTCGTCGCTAAGCGGACTTGGCTCAAAGGTGAGTAGCCTCACTGGACTTTTTGCTAAGTTGGGCAGCGCAGGCGCGTCAATCGGTGGCATCCTTCCCATTGCAGCGGCACTTGTTTCAGCACTTGAGGCTGCGGCAGGCGCAGCACTTATTCTTCCTGGCGCACTTGCCTCGATTGGCATCGCAGGTGCGACGCTTAAGGTGGCGTTCACAGGCATTGGTGAAGCGCTATCAGCAGACAACGCCAAAGAGCTCGATAATGCCATGCAGAATCTTCCGCCGACGGCACAAGAGTTCGTCAAGGCTCTTCGCAATGTCAAGGATGAATTCGAAGGTGTTCGTCGTGGTGTCCAGTCGGCATTTTTCTCAGGTCTCGATGCAAAAATTGACCAGCTTGGTTCGGCACTGCTGCCGGTCGTCACGCGCGGCTTGGTAGGTATCGCGCAAGAATTGAACACCACCGCCAAGAGCTTTGCCGATATGCTCTTGGAAGGCGAAAACGTCAAAGCACTTGACTCGATCTTTGACGCGACGAGAACGACGGTGCATAATCTTGGTGAGGCACTTGCGCCAATCGGTCAGGCTCTCCTGGACATCGTACAGGTTGGCGCCGAGGCATTTGCTGACTTGACCGAAGGTGCCGGCAACGCTGCACAGAAGTTTGCCGACTTCATTCGTGAAATGAAGGAATCGGGCAAGCTACGTGATATCATCGATGATGGTATTCAGGCGTTCAAGATTTTGGGCGGATTGCTTAGCGACATCGCTGCCATCGTTAAGAACATCTTTGGACCACTCATTGAGGGTGCTGGCGCGCTAGGCACTCCTCTTAACGCAGTGCTTGATACATTCCGTGAATTCACGTCACAGCAGCAATTCGTTGATATGATGCGTGATCTCGGTAAAATCATGGGTGATCTCGCTGGAGCCGTTGGTGATGTACTTGGCACTGCATTGAAATCAGTGCTGCCATTTGTCGAAAAGCTCATTTCGTTGCTTAGTGATCACCTTCAAAAAGTCTTGCCGATCATCGTACCTCTGTTCCAAAAGCTTTCTGAGTTCCTCGGCAATCTTCTCACAGCACTTGAACCACTCATTGAGCCATTTTTCACGCTGGTCCAGAAGTTGCTCCCGCCGATGGCGGATCTTTTGACCCGCATCATCGACAGTATCGATCTCGAGAAGGTGTCGCAATTTGCGACGACGGTTGGTGAATCGCTTTCTAACGCGATCACGAATCTCATGCCGCATATCATTGAATTTGCTGACAAACTTGGTGATTTGTTTGTGAAGATGGGTCCGACAATCGACACGTTCCTTGACTTTGCCACTAATGTCCTACCGATTGTGGTGGCTGGTCTTGGTTGGCTTGGTGGATTTATTCTTGACTTCATTACGTTTTTCCTTGATCCACTTATTACCGCGTGGCAAGGCGTAGGCTTTATTGTCACAGAGGTGTGGCAGGCAATTAAGGACTGGATTGTTCTTAAGGTTGGTGAGATTCTCGCCGGACTTGAGATCATCGGTAGCTTGCCAGGCAAGTTTGGCGAGTGGTTTGGCAACATGCGACAAGCAGCGATTGATAAGCTCGCTGAGCTTGTGAATAATATCCGTGAAATTCCGGGTAGGATTCTTGATGCCTTGGGCAATCTTGGCAGCCTGCTGTGGGATGCAGGCGCAAGAGTAATTGGCGGCTTCATCGACGGACTTAAGTCGAGGATCTCTGAGATTGGCGCCATCCTTGGCGGTATCACGTCATCGATCCCGATGTTGAAGGGCCCCCCTGTCGTCGACAAGAAGCTGTTGACCCCAAGCGGGCAGATGGTTATGGACGGTTTGGTTGCGGGCTTTGTCAAGGGTGAGAGGGACGTTACAAAGCATCTGAATGCGCTGACTAAGGACATCGCGAACCAGATGAACATGTCACAGGGTGCAAGTAACGCTGCGCGCTCGGTGAATAGCATGACATCGAATATGGGTCCGGGGGGTGCCATCACGCAGGCTGCCATCGCCGAAGGAGCTGCCACGCGTGCTGCCATCGCTCTTACGCGTGAAACTGGCGACCAAAACGTTGATGTCACTGTGGTGATGGGTGATGAAGTGCTTGACTCGATGGTCACCAATGTAATCGTGAAGCGCGATAAGCGTACGAAGCGGGCTGTCACCGCTGGTGGAAGGCGGACTCCGTGACCACGACACTTACGTATGATGGTACGCTATCAAGTGTGCATATCGCTGTGACAGGCTTGAACGTCATCGCTGATCGTGCAACAGTTGAACGATCCACTAATCAGGTAACGTGGAGCTTCGTGCGTGGTGGCGACAACATCATCCCCACTTCGCAATCGTTTACACTGGACGATTATGAGTTCTCGCCGAATGTGTTGAATTACTACCGAGTGCGTGCCTATGATACTGCACCAACGACATTTGTCACAGGCATGCCAGGCACCGCAGGCAACAACGCATCGGTAGTGCCAATGACGCCGTCTGGTCAGCAGGCCGGCGACCTTATGCTCATTGAGGCGAGTATTCGCAACAGTCCCACCGGACAGCCTGTGGTGCCGGCAGGGTATACCACTGTTCTCGATGCTGTGAACTTGAAGCTCTTTGGCCGTATCATCACAGGCGCTGAATCGATGCCAACAATCACATTCACGGGCGGTGTCGCTAACGCGACGACACTCGCCATGCCAGCTTTGTTCAGAAACGCGTCACTCATTGTGGGTAACTCTTCTAATCAGTTGAACGAATCACAACAGAATATTCCGCGCGCGCCACTTAGCGTGCCTGAAGATAATATGCTTATCATCTTTGCTGGTTGGAAACAAGACGACTGGACAACTTGTACGCCCGGACCGATTCCATTCTTGCCCACAGTTGATAATGGTGTCAGTTCGACGCTCGGTGATGACGCAGCGATGATTATGTCGTGGCAGGTCCAGACAACGAAGTTTGACTTTGGACCCACCACTGCAGGCGTTACGGGTGGCGCTGCGGCCATTTCGCGATGGGGTGCGGCTGCGTTCTATCATCAGGATCTCTTGACGGACGACTCGATCGCATCGATCACACCTACTATTGACAGCGTGTGGATGAAGGACATCGGGCGGCCTTTCCTGAACCGTCCCTTGGACTGTATTCCGAACATGTCATCCATCACTCGACGTGCGCGAAATGGTATCTTCCCCATCGTGGGTCGAAGCTATCCTATCGCAGTGACTGATCTTCGTATGTCGCGTGAATTTACGATTGAGATCATTACGCAGACGACGACCGAGAGGGAAGAATTCGACATCGTCCTCGCATCAGGTGATGTGTATTTCTTCCAATCACCACCTGGTGATCCCATGCCTACGATGTATGCAGCAGTTGGCGACACTGACGAGCGACGACCACTACGTAATCGAACGTGCGGAAATGACTGGCGCGTATTCACGTTGCCACTCACTGAGATCGCTGCACCGACATCGGCCATCGTAGGTAACGTGGGTACGTGGCAAACGGTGGTTAACACGTACGCCACATGGGCAGATGTTATGGCAGCACACGCCGACTGGGCAAGTTTGCTTACTCTCGTTGGCACCATTGACGATATCATCGTTCCATAAGGAGGTGAAGAAATGCGACCCGTCAGCGTAAGATATTTGAAAGCACTTCGCGGCAGTCATAAGATGGTGGCTGACGCGCGCATTCTCACTACGTTTCAAACGGGTGTTGATCCGGATGGGACAGAAATTCCTATCTTTGCTGGAGATGTTTCGTCAGACGCTAGTGCGTCAATTAGGTCCACGCTTGAGCTTGAAACTGACGGCACGCGTATGTGGTCGACGATGCCTAGCGGATTGCTCACACCGTATGGTAATGAAATCTTCATTAGGCGTGGGATTGATTTTGGTGACGGCACACGTGAGTGGGTTAGTCAGGGATATTTTCGTATCACTGACACTGATCAGAAGTCCAACGTCAATAATAAGATCAGCATTACTGCGTATGATCGTATGTCTAACATCGTCGATGCACGCCTTACCACACCGCAGCAATTTCCCGCTGGCGTGCTTATTGGCGACATTATGCTTGAACTCATCACTGAAGTGTATCCTGACGCTGTCATCGAGTGGGATGATAGCACCGATAGTGAGGTTCTTCGTAGGCCACTGATTGCTGAGGAAGACCGGTACGAATTTCTCAATGATCTCGTTATTTCGTACGGTAAGATCTGGTACTGGGATTATCGTGGTGTTCTTATCATTAAAGACCCGCCGGATCCACTTAGCATTGTGTATGATGTTAATGCTGGTGAAGGAGGTGTGCTCGTTAATTTTGATCGTTCACTTAGTCGTGAAGGCGTGTATAACGCGGTTGTCGTTAATGGTGAAGGTGCCGACACCATTCCACCAGTTCACGTTGTCGTTGTTGATGGTAATCCACAGAGTCCCACGTATTGGGATGGCCGTTTCGGCAAGGTGCCGAAATTTTTTACATCATCATTCATTACGACAACAGACCAAGCCGTCACCGCAGGCGAAAGCATGCTGCTTCAATCAAAAGGCTTGCCATACAACATTGATTTCGACACTGTGCCCAATGCGGCTCTTGAGCCACTGGACCCTGTAGGCGTCACTACGTCTGACGGGCAGGAAATTCACGTGATTGAAACACTTAATACACCACTCGTTGCAACCGATGTCCAGACTGCCACCACACGTGAGCAGACGATCCTGGCTCCGGTGGTGTAGCGATGACCGTTGACCGTACGTCTGATCTTACACCGAACCTTCAGCAACGGCTGAATACTGACATCGGTTATCACCAAGGTATCATTTCAAAGTGGGATGCGCAAACCGGTTCGAACATTATTGATATGGCGGGTACGCCGCTTATTGATTTGCCGATGTTGAACATCACTGAGGCACTCGTTTTGAAGCCTGGCATGGTTGTCGGTCTACTGCGTTTCAAGCAGACTTACTTCATTCTCGGTCGCATTGTTGTGCCAAACCAACCTGATTTCTTTTCAGGTGTTATGCCTAACATGACAACAACGTTGTGGCCTATTAACTCAGACGCAGCGACGCAAAACAACACTGTTGACTCAAAGTGGTACCCCAAGTGGGTGGGTGGCTTTGTCGTAAATCACCCTTCTCTTGCATTTGGTGCATCAAATGACATGAGTTCTGCTGGAGTGACTGGTAACTGGCGACTTCAGTGGTATCCAAATCGTGTTAATAATCAACCTGATCAATCAGGTGGAACACTCATTTTTGAGTCTGATGTTCTCACAGGTTCGCTTCTTTACGAAACAGGTGAATACGTCTGGCCAGTGGGTTTGCGAGGTAATCTTGTTTACCTATCTTTTGAAGTTCGTCTTACAGCAGCAGCGATTCCGGGCACTGACTGGATCGCCGTTCTACCCGCGTACCTCTTTGGTCACGGATAAGGAGTCATCATGCCAGTTACTCCCACATATAACTTTCCCTATCCGGCACTAAGCGATTCGCCTAACGGACCTGCGCAAATCGGTGCACTTGCTCTCGCTGTGGAAGATGAGCTCGAGCGCATTGATAATGCGATCCTGCCGCAGGTTCCATGGGTAAGTTCGCTCGCCAGCATTGTAAATCCCATTTCTGGCATGGTGGCATACCTCACGACGACAAGGAATTTTTACCGGTATGTGGGGTCTGCAACGTGGGTGCTTCTTGGCACCATTGGTGGTCGACTCCTCACAGGTGCAGGATTTGTTCATACAACTTCCGGCACCACTGAGCTGAATCTCACGAAGCTTGCACTTGAGAACACGCGTACCGAGAGCGGCACTTGGTACACGCTCAACTTGAACCTGTATTACAACAATGCCACGGTTGCGGCAGGCGACTCGTTCTTGATTCGTATCCGTAAAGACACTGCGCTGTCGGGTACCGTCATCGCTGAGTTTGTCGTGCGCCCTGAAAGTCCAGACACGTTTGACGGTTCAAGGACATTTGCGCAGCCGTGGTTTTCTGGTGCGCAGGACTTGGATGCTGATTTTTACGTGTCAGCACAGCGACAGGCGGGTACTGGTACGCTTGCGTTTTATGGTGGAAGTCGAACCGCATTTTGGATCGACGAGAAGACCGCTGACGGCGCGGTATGGTTCACCGTGGCGTAGTACGATAGATCGTTCGAGGACGACTGCTGAGAGGACACCAGAATGTCGAGCATGGACGGCCTGCGTAGTCAACTGGCTGAGGTTCGAGAGACGCTTAGGGATGTGGTAGGGCGCCTGGATGCTCTCGAAGGGCAGGTCGTGACGGCAGAGGTTAAGCCGGCTGCACCTGTTGAGCCCAAGCTGCCGCTGAACATCGCAGGTAAGCCCCCGGTGGGCACTGGCGGTGTGGTGACGCGCAAGTCATGAAGGTTCACGTCTACCCCGGTGATCAGTGGGGTTGTGGTTTTCACCGGATGATTTGGCCCGCGCAATACCTCATTGCGCAGGGTCGTGACATCGACATCATTGAGCAGCAAAAGCGTCGCCTGATGATGGAGGTGGACGACCAGCACAATGTGCGTGACATCGAAATTCCTGGCGGTGTTGATGTCGTCGTGTTCCAACGAACCACGCATCGTTACCTCGCGCAGGCGGTGAAGATTCTTCGTAAGAAGGGCATCACCGTCGTCATCGATGTGGATGATGATCTTAGCACGATTCATCCAAGCAACCCCGCATGGATGGAGCTCCATCCACGTCGCTCGAAGACCATGGGTCCAGATGGTCAACCGCACATGCATTCTTGGGCGAACATGGAAGCCGCGTGTCGTGAGGCTTCCTTCATCACCGCAACGACACCCGCGCTCCTCAAGAAGTACGCACCCCATGGACGTGGTGCTGTGGTGCCGAACTACCTGGCACATCATTACTACGAGCACTCGCACTTTGACTCTGACGTGATTGGCTGGCCCGCCTCATTGGGCTCTCACCCGAACGACCCCGATGCGGTGGGCAACGCCATCTCTCGTCTCGTCGATGAAGGTGCACACTTTCACGTTGTGAGCATTTCACCCGGTGTGGGTAAGGCATTCGGACTGTCCAGTGAGGATGACCTCACGCAGCTTCGCACGCCGATCGCACTGAACAACTGGCCACGTGTTCTGGCCGATCAGCTTGGCATCGGCATCGCTCCACTCGCTGACACCAAGTTCAACGCAAGCAAGTCGTGGCTTAAGCCACTTGAGATGTCGGCTGCTGGTGTGCCGTGGGTCGCATCCCCTCGTGAGGACTACAGCCGCTTGCACAAGCTTGGTGCTGGTTGGCTCGCGGAGAAGCCGAGCGACTGGTACAGGAAGCTACGCGCCTTGCGAGGGAGTGCTGAGCTTCGAGCTGACTTGGCCGGTAAGGGTCGGGAAGTTGCCGAGACGTTGAAGCTGGAAAACAACGCGTGGCGGTGGTGGGAATCTTGGCGAACCGCAATGCATGCTGACATGAGCTCTGACTTCCGTCCGCTAGACCTTAGTTTGGGCTAGATGGGCCCGAGACTCTCGCCAGACATACCGAACAGCCCGCGTGCCAGAAATTACTTCTTCTGGTACGCGGGCTGCTCAGTAAGTGCTGGGAGGTTCTTAAATCAGCCGGCAATCTGCTTGGTCTGGTTCAAACCACGCTCGCCGGTGTTCGCATTCTTGCCAGCAGCGTACCCAGCCTGGCTCGCTGCCCAGCCACCACCGGACATCTTGACCGACTTGCCCGGGGTGAGGTTGAACTGCGCGTTCGCCCAGTCATCCACGAGCTGACGACGATCGCGAAGAACGAGCTCGGTGCCGGGCTCACTGGACTTCGTGTCAGCGATGATCACTCGGCGAGATTCAGCGATGCGGGTCGCGGCGCCTCGTCCGAATCCCAAGATGAAGGTGCGACGGGCTTTGAACTTCTGCATCGCGGTGTGGTTGGCAGCATCGTATGTCTTCCACCACGTGGAGAGCGCCGACATCAGCTGAAGCTGGAGTGAGGTGACGAGCACCTTCATCTGTTCGACATCGCTCTCGTAGCCCACGATCCAGAGGATCGCCTCATCCTTGGTTGACGCGTCGATCGTCTTCGTCGTCTTGAACGCGTCAGCGATGTCGGCCATCGCGATGAAGACGGCCTTGCGGTACACGCCGGTGTAGATGATCTCGACCTTCATCATCCGCTCGTCCGACGTGTGACTCTTGCCCGCGCGCTTCGCGTTGATCACGGCCTGCTCGATGCCGTACTTCAGCATCATTCGCTCGGCCGCCTCGGTGAGCGCCTCAGCCTCTTCGGGAGTGGTCTTCTCGGCCTTCGCGAGCAGCTTCGCGATGCGGTCCTCGATCTTGGAGGTGTCCGGCTCAGTCATCATGCTCTCCTAGGTTCCTTTTGGTGCAACGGGACTGACTTTATCACGGTGGTACTTCACATGTAAATAGGCAGCACGCATGCATCTGTCCCAGGCATGAACTGCGAAGTACTCGCTTGCCCATAGTGGATAGTAACGAGACGTGCGAGCCGGTCGACGAAACGCACGACCCTGACGATTCGTCCACGCGCGATCACACACCGGACAGTACCACTCCCAGAGGTTCTTACTTCGCTTTCGGACGCGAATCTTCACGTGGACCCGGTGGGAATCGAACCCACTACCACGCACTACACGCGCTCTCGCCAATGAGCTACGGGCCCGCACTGCGCTTACACGCAGCTCCTTGCGTTAACCCTTGTCAAAATCAGGAAGCAGGGTTTCCGGCTTCCAGATCACCTTGTAGTGATCGGAGCTCACGTTCGCCCCATCAACCTGCTCGACGAAATACGTCACGTTGTCCGAGAGCCCGAGAAAATGCTTCTTGTACTTCTCCGGGTTGTCACCAACCTTGCACGTGACGTCCAACTTCTTGCTCGCCGTGTCTGGCTGGATCGAGCACTTGCCCTCGATCACCATCAGGTACTTGTCCGTGATACCATTCACGAAGGTGATCCGCCGAGGAATTTTGAACTGATCGGCCTCCTTTGACAGGTTTTCCGACGCCACGTTGGCGTCCGTGTCAAAGCATGCCGTCAAGCTTGCGAGCGACACAACGACAACGAACACAAGTCCGAGCTTACGCTTCAACACTACCTCCTAGAAGATGTCCCACGAGATTCCACACGCGAGACAGATTTCGCTGTTATTCTCGACGATGATATCCGTCGCCGAACAGCCAGGGCATTTCTTGCGTGCTTTCTTCTTACCGACGAGTTCTCGCTGGTAAGCACTCATCCCGCCCCACACACCAAAGTCAATGCCTTGGTCCAGTGCGTACATCAAACACTCAGCTCGCACGTGGCAAAAATTACACAACTGGCGTGCTTGTGGTGGTGGGTAGGGTGGTTCATCATCGGCATCTCCCGGTGTGATGAACACGTCAAGTGGTGCGTCAATGCACGCGCGGTTGGGATCACTCAAAAAGTCACTTGACGCGTTCATCACAACTCCGGTTGTGCTCGTCTCCGGCCGGTGATGCGTGTGCTAGAGCTCGGTGAGCTCTGCTCGGTACACCGTGCCGGCGTCCGAACGCAGGAGCACAGTCCCGTCGACCAACTCGCCGACGTGTTCGTAGACCGTCGGTCCGGCCGCCCTGGTCTTCTCTCGTGCCTTTCGAGCACCAGTGGTGACGGTTGCCGTCGGGGTCTCCGTGTCACGCGCCGAGGAGGCCTTGGGACGCGTGCTGTACGACCACGAGTTGGCCGGCACCACGATGGTGAAGTAGTTGCTCGTCGGCTCGATGGTCGAAAACCTTCGCATCACCGAACGAACTTGACCCTGCGTGAGGTCGAGTGCGTTGGACAGTTCGGTCGCGCTGACCGGCACATCCGGGTGAGTCTTCATGTACTCGAAGATCTTGTCACCGATGCGTGCTGCACCCATGTGGCTCTCCTTGATTCCGTGATGTGTGGTGGAGTACTGCGTGCCTCGGCGGGGATTCGAACCCTCTTTAGTCCGTTAGTCCGGTACTAAGTTTCCGAGGCCTAGCGGTTCGAAGAAGAAGCCTTCGGTTTCGCACGGCCACCGCTACGCAGTGCACCAATCCACCTAGCCTCATACGAGTGCTTACCTCTTCTCCGAACCGTCGAACGATCTCTTCGTCCCCGAAGGGGTGTGGGAGGTACGCTCTCACCAGCTTGTCACTCTCGCACTCTGAGTACTGGCTATGTATCATACCGTGCCTAGACTTTCAGTGAGTCTTCCTCAGTGGGTGTCTAGGTAGTGGGGAGTGCTAGTTGGTACGGGTTTTGTTAGCGTGGCCTTTGCATGATTGTCCCATACCCAGCCGAGGTCGGCCCCGAAGGTCGATAACGAAGGCCAGCCCCGGTTTGATCGTAGTCCCAACGGGGATCGAACCCGTGTTTCCGGAGTGAAAATCCGGCGTCTTTGCCACTGGACGATGGGACCTTGGGTCGGCACACGCTTTGTGCGCACTCCACGCGTGCGAACCCAGGTTACTTCTTGCTGCGAGACCATCAGTTTCCTCTGTCTCTTGACATACGTTCACACTGGTGATCAACTCCAGTGTTGCAGCGTAGCTCCAGCAGGACTCGAACCTGCGCCCTCTCGATTATGAGTCGAGTGCTCTGACCATCTGAGCTATGGAGCCTTGGTTGGCCCGCTGGACTCTGGGTCTTTCCCCTCACCAGAGTCCAGCGGAGCCGTTATTTCATCTCCTAGCGAGCCAGGAGAAGCTGCGCCGTGCGATTGACGTACTTGTTGGTGTCGCCGGACAGGCCGCTTGTGAAGACCGACGCGGCAGTGCGCGTGCCTTCGTTCCGCTGCCACTGGAAGTACTCGCTGACGGCGTTCATCGCGCCCCAGCCCGTACCGCCGAAGCCGACGACCGGGCTCTCGGCGAATGCCGACTGGATCGCCTTGATCTGGTCATCGCGACGAGGCTTGTCCGGGAGAACCCGCTTGAGCACGGTGTCGAAGTCGTCGGCCGAGACGGAAACCGAGCCGAGCTGCTGCGCCATCCCGGCGAACAGCTTGGAGTACTCGGACGAGTTCTTGAGCGTGTCCTGCGCCGCGGCGAGCTTCTTCGCCGTGTCACCGACGTGCTTGATTGACCAGCGCTGCTTCGCACTCTTGCTGAACGAGCGGAGTCCGAGCTGGTTCATGCACAGGCCGCGAAGCGGCATGAGGCTGACCTCGATCGCCTTGCTGAGGTCGTGAGACGTCCTCAGAACCACGTACAGGTCGTGCGGATCGGAAACCCCGTTGACCTCGACGTCCATGTGCTCGAGACCGTCGAACTGGACGACCATGAATCCCTGCTTGCCGCCGCCGAACGAACCCGCCGAGACGAAGCTCGGGCTGATGCCGTCCATGAACTCGAACGCTTCACGGTACTGCACCACCTTGTATCCGGTGGAGACGACCGAGAAGAAGTCGTCGGTGTCGTGTCGAACGACGGCCTTCCGGTTCGGCACCGTCTTGGTCGTCTTGCCCGAGCGGTAGCTGATCGAGCGGAGCTCGACGTCGAAATCGATCCCGCCCATGCGAGCGGCCTCGGCCGCGGTCACCTTCGGGGTGTCGATCACGGTGCCGACCTTCATCCACGGGAGCTGCCGTGCGCTGAAGGAGACATCGCCGGTCTTGTTAGCGTACTCGACGTCGGTTTCGGCGGGCGCGATCTCGGTGGTCGTCTCGAGCGTGGCGGTCATTGTCGTCTACCTTTCCTGGGTTCCTGTTGTCGTGCTTAAGACCACAGTATCACATCCGTGTGAATGTGTAAACTAGGTCTTTAGAGCCGGTAAAGGGGTTTGCCCCCAACGAGTTGGTCATGGGCCCGACCAAGGCCCCTCGCACATCTTATGTGTACCGGCATGGAGTCAGTGCGCGGACCGGGGATTGAACCCGGTGGGGTACGATTACCCCGTAATCCATCGAAGCTTCCCGCTCTTGGGTCGTGCAATTTTGTTTTCGTTTTTCGGTGCTAAGACAAATCTAACAGGTCTTGCTTGTGGTGTAAACA